AAACGAATTAGTGGCGGTACTAGAAAGATTATCCAAAAACAAAGAGGTGTTAGTAGTACCTGATAGCTAAATAAATATCATATAACGTGCTCACTATCTTTTTTGGTGTGGTTTGTTATGTTTATGTATCGTACATCTGGTAAAAATATAAAGAAAACCTCATTTTGAAAACCTCAAAACCCAAAACCCAAAATCCAAAAATATACAGATTTCCGCCTATAAGGTTTTTAAATTTCGGGGATCTAAATAACTCCTGGTTTCACGTGAAACAATTACCATGGTTTTACCTGGTTTCACCATTTCCCAATAGGACATTTAGCATTCAATAACATGCTCTTAGCCTTCATAAAACAACCACATTTCATACAGGTTTGTGTTCGGGGTCTAAAAAACTCACAACCTTTACAAATTTCCAAACGGGATTTAGATAAATCCCCATCACTTCTTGGTGATCCATCAATTAAATTCCATATAGTAACATCCTTTGGATCATTATCATTTGCCATATATTGATTATACCCCATAGTCTTGTTTATATCCCCGATAAGGTTTTACATATCCCGCGAGAATTTATACACCAGGAATAATTACACCAGAAAGTAGACATATTTTGACTGCTTGCAGACATGGTTTGTCTATGGGTGGTGTGGTAGTTATAATCGGCGAATTTATATCCCGTCGATAAAATACATAAATTATGTTATAATTGGTTATTATGACAGTACAAGACTGGGCGGCGCTAATTTTATCAGTACTGACCATACTTGCTATAGTTGCAGGTGCTATAAGATGGATGGTAAAACATTATCTCGCGGAGCTAAAGCCCAATGGTGGTGACTCTATAAAAGATACAGTTTCTCGCCTTGAAAAGCATGCCGATGATACAAATATGCGGGTACATTCAATGGAAGTTAAACTTGAGAGAATGTATGATATTATCCTTGAGCACTTCTCTAATAGACCTAGAGACTAGCTACTATATAGAAGACAGTTTAAAAACCTTACTAGTTAGGTAATTCTTTTTCTTCTTTATATTTAGTATACACTACTAATACCTTGGCTTTATACCAATTATAATTTTTGATTACAACGATTTGATAACGATTTTATATACCCTGGTAGAATGTCTCTTTTATAACGTTTTGTTATAACTCTATATCCCCTGGAATTTATTTTTAATATAATGTTATACTTTAAGGGCTAGCACTTAGGTTGCTCCCCCACCCCTTGCGCCTAGGTGCTAGTATATTTTATGGTATAATCGTTATATGTGCTCACCAATAATTGAAAAATATGGGGCGTCCCCCGCAAATATACAATGGACAGTCGTTCGGGGAGACACCGCGATTCTTAGGGTAGATTTTTTAGACGATGATGAAGTCACTATCTTTGATACAAGTACCTGGACTTACACATCTTCGGCATATGATTCAAGTGGTGGAGTTTTGGATAATTTAACGGTTACGAGTGGCGCAGGGTATGCCGAAATAAAGGTTGAGGGCACCACTACAGCCAATTGGGGGACAAAGTATGTAAGTGTGGTAGCAGAGCTCCCATTTGACCTTCAGGTGGTCATTACGGACGAAGGAACCAACACAAGATGGACCCCAGTTGTTGGAACAATTTGTGTTTTGGGTAATGTTTCTCCAGCAGGGAGATTATAATGCCAGTAGTTAAAGTATCTGTTATAAAAGCAAACCTTCCAGCCGTTATTAAAATTAATAATACTATTTTCCGAGTAAAAAAGTAAAATCGGTCCATGGCTAATAGCATGGATTTTCCACAGATAGCAAAGAAAAAATATTCAGAGAATGTTCAAGAGTATTCTGAAGTAATTCAACAAAGTAACTTTACAAAAGACCAGCAACAACAGTTCATAGCAGTTCCTGGATCACAGGGAGAGCGTGGTCAAAAGGGTGATAGGGGCGATCGCGGGGATGTTGGGCAAAAGGGCGATTCTGGGCCGACTGGCGAGAAAGGAAAGCCTGGTACTGATGGAAAAGATGGGGCAAGTGTACTATCTCCTTCAGGACAACAAATTGGCTGGGGTAGGTATGTTGGTTCAAACGCTAAACCAGTACTTATTGGCTCCACAAGAGGAGAAGATGGCTGGGTGAGCTTATCTGTGGATTCGAAGGGTAAAGGAACAGAAGAATCATTTTTACCAAACCAATCTGTATCATTATGGAATGCAGAAACACAAAAGATAAATCTTAAAGGATTAAAGATAGGATCAATTATAACGATTTGTTATAATCTAGAGATTACTACTTATTCTAATAATACTGAGATTTGGCTTAGGACTCTTTTGCAGAATACCGAGAATTTCCCAACCACATATATCGGATCATTAAAATATCAATTTAGCTATGATTTATCTGTTCAGCAAACCCTATTCTTGAATAATCGTAGCGTTCAAATTATGGGCGGGATCCCACAAATAAGATCAGACAACGATGCCTCAGTAATTTTAAAGTCAATAGAAGTATCAGCGTCTTAATGGCACAAACATGCTATAATTGACTTGGACAAAGGAGCACACCATCAGTTTCCCAGGAACATATAATTTTTCATACTATAAGGGTGACACCTTAGAATTTGTCATTCGTCCAAAGACAAGCGGTGGCGCATCTTTTGACTTGACAGGTTATACTGCAATATTTAAAATTGCAAATGTTCGTGGATCTGCGGGTACTCAATATACTGCACAGGCCGTTGCTACAGATGTATCCGATATTGTTACTTGTACGATTCTTCCTGCTGTTGGTCGTAATCTTGCTGCAGGCACATTTGTTTATGATGTTCAGATTGCAAATAGCTCACAGATTTATACACTGTTAACAGGATCAATTACAGTAACAGATGATATTACTGGAGCAGTATAGTGTCAGAGGTATTATTAAGTAATGACGATATAACTGTTTTAGGTCCCCCAGAAATTGTAGAATTACTTGTAGATCTTGGACCACAAGGGATACGTGGCAGTAAAGTTTTTGTTGGAACAGGAGAGCCAAGCACTGAAGCTGGCGGAACACTAGAAGGCCAAACCATAATCCTAAACGATCTTTATATAAATACTTCACCAGGTGCCAACTATGGATATTTGTATCAATATGTTTCACAACCTGGTGGAAATACCTGGACTTCGGTTTTAAAAATAAATCCAACATTATACTCCCGTATTTTTCCAGTAGATTTTACAGCAGGAACAGGATCATCTACTGGTAGTGGTTCGGTAACTATTGCTATTGCTAATATCCTTACAGTTACTGGATCATCTTTGACTGCCGCCAATTTTAATGTTCAATATAGTATTAGTAATACAGATCCAGTTGTTTCTACCTTCATTACATCAATTGTTGGGAGCAACCTTGTTATTACTTTTGAGGCATCAAAGTATGTCAGCGGAACCTGGACGGCACTAAATGAAGACGATGTAACAATACATATCCTAGTAACTATAGTCTCCTAAGATTATGGTATAATTTTGTAGAGGTGAAAACATGGCAGTAGAGAGCATTGGTACGTTATATCCAACAAAGATTCCAGCGTTGGCAGATAGCGCGGATATTCAATTAGCCTTCAGGGCCTATCACTATGGTTCTTATACATTTGATACAGCAGAAGTAAGTACTGCGAACCTTTTAAACCCTTCAATTGCATATAGTCTAAACTCCTTACAGTCTCAAATTTCATCTATTTCTACAGGTATTGCAGTATCAACTTTTAATGCAAAAGGAGATTTGCTATCTGCTTCAGCAAACGATACTCCACTTATTTTATCAGTTGGCGTAACCAATGGTCATGTTTTAACAATAAATTCTGCTACAGGCACAGGACTTTCCTGGGCTTCTCCAGAAGTTACATTAATTAATAGTGTAACTTTAACTAATAAAACTTTAACTTCCCCGATTATTTCTGGGCTAACACTTTCAGATGCTAGTATTATTCTTGAGGGTGCAACGGCAGACGCTCATGAAACAACTTTAACAATTGTCGATCCTACAGCAGACAGAACAATAACTTTTCCAGATGCAACAGGAACTGTTCAGCTATTTAACTTAAATGCAACAGCAAAGACAGCAGCATATACACTTGCTACTACAGATGTTAACACAATGATTCAGATGACTGGTGCCCATGCGTTTACAGTTTCAACTAATTTAAGTGGGATGCCCGTTTCATCCCAGATCCATTTACTTTCAACAACAACTGGAGTTCGTGTTACAGCAGGGGCAGGAACAACAGTTCGTGCAACTCCTGGATTAAACTTTAGAGGAGCGTATTCTTCTGCAACCTTGATCTATCTAGGAACAAATGAATGGGTTCTCATTGGCGATCTGAGTACCTAATGCCAATATCTGGGATTACTGCTTTACACTTTACTGAAACTCCTGCCCCAACACCTACACCTACTCCAACACCTACTCCAACACCCACTCCAACTCCTACTCCAACTCCCACTCCAACCTTATAAGAAAAAAACTTGGATGGAATTATTCCATGACGCTTGAGCGGGGTATAGAAAAAACATACGCCTGGGTAAATACTCAATTATTAAACAAAGAGATTGCTCTAATTACCCCATAACCTTTAATAGCTAGTATCTAAAATTATTTAGGGAATTTCTTCATCCACATTTTAGTACTTGGTGTCAAACCATTCCAAGAAGACCAATCCTTACCGCCTTTAGTCATTTTATACACAATCTGTGCATTTTTTACGGGACTGAATAATTCAGAATTATAAGTCAAATCATATCTATCTCTACGATCTGGACCTAGGTTTCCAATCATGTTTATTTGGAATACCCCGAAAGAACTGTCTCCAGTCCTCTTGTTGCCATTAAAAGCAAAGGGGCGACCGTTAGATTCCTTTTTGGCAACGCCAAAAGCGATAACCAAACCTTGTCCTTCAAACCCAACAGCCTTTAGTAATTCAACCAATTCTTTATCAGTTAAACTATGAGCATTAATATATTTTTCAAGTATTACGCTCTTTTTAGGTACCGAAATTAAAAAAGCCCCTTTTGGGGCGGTATCGTTAATTTCAGCCTTCATCGTTAATAATCTATTGTCATTAGCATTAATCCCATTTGAGAAAATGGTAAAAAGAAGTACCACAACTAAAACCCCTGATAGTATTTTTTTGTCTTTCATAGTTTTTACCTCCTAGAAAACAAGCGAGACCAAAATGGTCTCATTTCTAAGTATAACACAAAATACTGACAAGTACAACCCAAAAATGATATTTTTTTGATATCATACCTAAATCAATTATGAGGTGGTATAATGGAAATACTATGCCTGCAGAAACCTTAATATACGACCTTCCATACCCACTACTTAGTGATCCAGTCAATGTCCACGAGGATATTCAGTCATTGGCGGAGCGAATAGAGCTTGTGTTATCTTCTGTAGGCCTTCCGCTTATCTCATTAGAAATAAATAATATTAGTGGTGTTACTATTAATAAAGGAGATCCTGTTTATATTACGGGGTTTTCTACTAAGACTACCGTTGCAAAAACGGTAGCAACAGATATCACAACATTTCCAGTAGTAGGACTTGCAACCTCTTCAATTGCAACAAGTACTGATGGAGTTATTATTTTATCTGGAGCATTTCTTAATGTAAATACTTCTTCATATACCGTTGGAAACATTTTATATGTTGGAACAAGTGGAGGTTTGACTGCTACACAACCAGCCACTGGTAGCGGAGCAGTTGGAGTAGTTGCTAAGTCACATGCAACAACTGGCGTTATACTTGTAGGACAACCAAAGGGCAATGGCACTTGGGGATCACTGAAAGCAGGGTTGTCATAATGGCAACTTATGGAACAAGAGGAGCAAGCTCCTACACAATTGGTTCTGCACCACCAACAGTTACTTGGACTGTTGTAAAGGGAGATACGGCTTCGTTTCGCGTATATGCAACAGACGATGGTCTGGTAGCTCTTGATATTGGAGCCTGGACACTTGACATGGAAATTAAACGCCCAACAACACCAGGAGATTTTACACAAAACTCAGCAACGTTAATCTTGACGCTAGTTCCTACAGTAACTTCCGCAGATAGTGCTGGAGAGTTTACGGTTTCCCTCACTGCTGCAAACTCAACACTCTTGCTTACAGGTGATATTTTTGATATTGAAATTCGTGATGCAACCAGAGTTTGGACACTAGCTAGAGGAACAATGGTCATAATTGAAGATGTAACAAACTAATGGCAACAGCTAAGCTTGTTGATATCAGGACAACGAGGCTTTCAAATCTTTCTCAGGGAGAGCATTCAAAAATCAGGGTAAAGGAATTACAAAAAAGCCCTATAACAATTAATCAAGTTAAGTATTCAAAAATTAACGTAAAAGAGTTACAAAAAAGTCCTACAACAATTAAAGAGGTTTTGCCCTTTAGAGTTAGATTTACCAATATTGGCATTAGGGATGATTATGGTCCTTTAAATCCAGCGCCAATTGGGATCGCTATAATTGGACTTAACAACTATATTTTATAAGATAAACTGTGATATAATTGCAGCATGAGTAAAATATCCCTCACTGCCCTAAAAACACTATTTCAAACTGGTGATCGTCCAGCACAGTCTGATTACGAAGATTTGATTGATTCCGTTGCAGCACAGGCAACTGACCTTGGTTCGTCTGGTAACAATGAGAACTCAATTTCTGGTATTGAAAGCGCTACGGTAATTGATAACTTTACTGCAAGCGAATGGCGATTAATTAAATATATTATTTCAATTGCCAAGACTTCGGCGGGAGATAATAAATACTACGCAACAGAATTGTCTATACTAATTGACGGTACAAATATAAACGTCAGTGAATATGGAACAATAGACACAGATGGGAATATTGGAACCATAAGCGTCTCTAAAACTGGAGGAACTGTAAATGTTACCGTAACTCCAGCGGTGGGAATAACGCCGATTACCGTACGTTTCGCACGTATAGGTTTAAAGGCATAAACTAAGGAGATAACATGGCTACAGTAACAAAAGATTTTAAAGTAAAAAATGGTTTAATAGTTGAAGGTTCAACAGGAACAATCAACTCATCCAACATATTAACAGAAGCAAAAGC